CGCCGCCATGACGTTCATCATCTGCGCCATTTTGCGGCTCGCCTCCATAGGATCGGCAAGCGATACCCCGTACTGGTTCATCGCCGTTGTGAGCACCTCGGCGGCAGCTTTCGCGTCTCCGCCCATCGTCTTGCTCAATACGGCGATATTGTCCCCCATAGCTTTGAGGGCGTCCGGAGTTTTGGCAAGTTCCGGGGAGAGCTGCGAGAGCAGCAGTTTGTACGATTCGACGCTCTGCGCTGCCGAACCGCCGAACGTCTTTGCCGCATCACGCGCGTAGCGCTCGATCGTTTTGAGGCTTTCGCCCGTCTCGCCCGAAATTGCCGACAGGTCGGCGAGCGAAGCGTTGAGCGCGGCACCCGGGGCGAGCGTTTCGTCCACCGTGCGCGAGAACCCCTCGACAAACTGCGATAGCTGGTTGAACGCGACAACCTTGCCAGCAAACGAGTCCCATATCCCGGTAGCCTGCTTTACGGTATTGTTCAATGCGGTAACATCCCCCGTAATCTGCTGCGCAGCGGTGGAGGCGTTTCCGGTGATGTTGAACGAATAGTTAAAAGCGTAGTCACTCATTCTCTGGAGTCTCGAATAATTTTGCTAAAATCTTGGCAAGGTTGGTCAGTCGCCTCCCCTCGATCCATACAGCCTCGGAGAAACGCTGCGCCCACTCCTCCTCGGAGAGTTGGCGCGGGTCTATGTGGAAATTCGCCCGGATCAAGGCGCACCCTTTGGCGATGTACTGCTCCCCGTCGTTATCGCTCAGTTGGTACGCCTCTACACGTTTTTTAAGGTACCCACAACACGGTCGAACATCGCCCCGAGCTGTTTAATAGCCGCCATGCGTACCAGCGTGTCGGTTTTCATTACCGGATCACCGCCGAGCCAGCAGTTCTCGAACATGACCGAGGTACTTTTCACCTCGTCCTTTTTGGTCAGTTGGTTTACCGCCGACATGGTTTCCATGCTCGGGCGGCGGAAATAACCGACAAACAGGTCGCCGTCATCCTCGACCTCGATCATGTGTACCTTGCGGTGTTCGCCTTTCCACACCTTGACCTGCTCGTCCGACACACCGCCGTTGCAGATGTTGAGCGTCTTTACAGTCTCTCCGGTGTCCTTGTCCTTGTAGGTTCTCACCCCGTCCTTGTCCGTGAACACGAGCGTGCGGACTACTTCGCCTTTGGCGTCCTTGATCTCCTCGGTGTTGTTGTTCTTGTTCATAAATTACTCGATAAAAAGGGGCAGGCAGTCACGCCCGCCCCGGTTAAACTTGCTGTTACTTGTTGTGCCACTTGATATGCGAGGGCACCAGCTCGAGATCGACGAGCTGCCGCGTGTCCCCCTCTTTCCAGTTGCGGGCGTTCTTCTTGAAACGGCAGTTCATAATCTTGTCGGTTACGATCTGCCCGTCCTCGGGGATGTACGCCACAACGATAGGGAACGGTGCGAGGTCTTGCAACCGCCCGGTCGGGCTTTTCGCCTGCCAGCCGATCACCTCGCCCATTGCGACGGTGATCTTGGCGCTCGGGGTTACTCTGCCTTTGGAGTACGAGACCGGGAAACGCCCCGCCCCGTAGTGGTTCTCGACAACTTGGTCGTCGCCGTACTCGATCGCCGTAATTCCGACGACAGGCACGCCCCCGACGGTCGCCGTGATGTCGCCCCACGAGTATTCGATACCGTTGATAAGAGGGATTAAATCCGTTGCTTCTGCCATTCAGCCGATTGGTTTATGCTTTTTTTGCAAAGCCGATTTTACATCTGATCCTGCGCAATACCCCGACGCCTACCTGCTTGATGACGAACTCCAGCTCGGAGGTCGATAACACGTCTTGATCGGGGTCGATTTCTACCAACATGCCGCTCAACTCGCCCGCTTTCTGCATGTCCTCGAGCGGCTTGTTCGCAAGCTCGGTGAGGTATTCCACCTCGTAGGAGGCGAGTTGCCCGGTCTCCGCGTTCACGTAGAGCTCGCCGCCGAGTTTCGGGAGCAGGGCTTTACGGATGCCGCGAACCGCCTTGTCCATAGTACGGACGTTCTCGATATAGGCGTAATCGCTCACCGCATCGTCCATTGTGTGCGAATCGTTGAAATACGAATCGGCAAAGCCGTCGTAAGTCACGAAAAACAGGTAACGCGAGACGTCGAGGTTCTCAACGATCGCCGTGTCGAGGTCGCGCAGCAGCGTTCCGTCGCCGAACGCAGGCAGGTCGATACCCGTCGGGAATTTCTCGACCGAGGCGATCGACTGGTGTACCGCCGCTTTGGAGGTGATGCCCAGCCACACGCCGAGCCCGGAAACCGAGGCTTTCCCCGTGTTGCCCTTGTCGGCGTACAACTGCGCCCCGACACCCTTGCCTGCCTGTCCGATGATGACCGAGACATTGCATTTCCCGGCTCCCGCAAGGCTCGACGGTAGCGACGTGACGGAGGCGACTTTCGGAGCGTAACCGATTGAGAGCGGACGGTCGTATTCCTGCAAATAGGTGGCGATGCCCTGCAACGCCGTGAGGTCGCCCGCATCGAGCTCCTTGTGCCCGCACCACACCGCAACCTGCCGCAGAGAGCCGCCCGCGTAGTTTTGCAGGCTCTTGACCTCCGAAAAGGTGTAGGTGCCGCCCGTAGGCTTGGCGAAAAGACCGACATACAGGCTGATGCCCGGGTTGAGACGGTAAATTTCGCTCAAATGGTAGTGCAGCATCCGGATTTCCCACGCCGCGCCCTCGTCGCTGGTGATGCCGAGTTTCTCGGCGGTCTCGATCGAGGAGCACGCCTGTATGCGGTTCTCCTCCGAGAACCCCTCCGGCAGAGCCGTCACGTAGGCGAGGAACCCGCTGACGTGATCCTGTCCCGCCGCCGTCTTGGGGATGTTGCCGTTGGTGCGTTCAAATTTGATACTCTGCATTCGGCTATCTCTTTACGGGCGTTACCGCCTTGTTGTTGAGCGTGCGGGCATGGTTGTCCGCGTCGTTTTTCTCGTAGAACCCGCGACCGTCTGCCGTCATGTACACGACCGACATATCGGGGTTGCTTTTGAGCAGGGCTTTGCCGACCTTCTGCACGGCGTCCGAAACTTTCGGCTCCGATTTTTTGGTCGGGGTTTTCGCTGCGGGTTCTGCATTGTCGGCAGCACCGCCCGGGGTCGGCTGCTTGCCTCCCGCCTGCGGCTGATCCGTCATGCCCTCCCCGGTGTTGTCCTGCGGGGGTTCCTGTCCGGTCGGAACAGGTGCCCCGGTCTTGTTTTGCGGGTTCTCCGCCTTATCTTCTTTTTTTGCCATAGTCAAATGGTGTTTGAATGGTTTATAAATGCCGTTTAAGTTTCCACACCAGCCACACGACCCCCGCAGCGACGGCAATCCCCCCGAGGGTGCAGAGCAGACGTTGCAGGGGATTCAACCCCCGCCGTTCGTGGGTTTCGGTGTCCGTGTCGGTATGCGTACTCTCCCCGCTGGTTGTCTGTAATTCCGTTTTGGCAGCTTCGCGGCTGCTTGATTCGCCGGATAGTTCCCTGTGTTCGTCGATCGTCTGCCCGGTGGTCTGCGTCTGCCGCCCCGCATCCGTCTTGCGCCGCGTTTGGGTGGTTTCCCGTTTGAGCGGCGGCGTCCCCGTGACGGGATCGGTCGGTTTGTCCGTGTCGTACTCCCGCACGGTGGTCGTTACCTCCTCGTTGCTCGTCAGCTCGGTTGTCGTTTCGGTATCGGTCTGTTCGTGCCGATCGCCGACCGCTTCCAAACTTTCGGTGTTGCTCGTTTCTGTTTCCTCCCCGTAATCGGCAGCATGTTCGAGGTTACTTGTCGTCGTGCTCCGGATCGTCGCATTCTTTGTGCTTGCGCAACTCGTGAGAAACAGGGCAGTCAGCAGCGTGAGGGCAAAGAGAAATTTTGCCGACGGCTTTTTCCAGTCTTGAAACATTCGTATTCAGTCGTTTTACCTGCACCTCCAAAGGGTGCACGATGTTCTGCATGATAATCTCGTTTCCGACACGCACGTTCTCCAGTTCCTTGCGGTTGGCATCCGCACGGGCAGCGGCAACCTCGGCGCGCAGCCTTGCGATTTCGGTATTGTATTTCTGCCGCGTGAGTTTCGAGGCAAGCCACGAGGTGACAGGTGCCGCAGTAATGCCGATAATCGCTAACAACAACTCCGTACTCATTGCACAATACCGATAGATTTCAACCACGCGGGAACGTCGAACGAGGGGCACGCCTTATGCACGCCCGGCAGGTCGCGGTGCCCGACGATCTTCACCCGGGGATGCCGGGCGTGGAACGCCAGCACGTACCGCTTCAAGGCTTCGAGCTGCTGCGGGGTGCGCGTGTCCGCCGGGGTGAGTGCCTTGTTGTTCTCACAACCGCCAGCATACACGATATGCCGCGACACGCCGTTATATCCGGCGGCTCCGTTCGTGATCTCCCAATCATCAACCCACGCATCCTCGTTGTTAGCGACAAGCCGCTCGACACTACCGTCCAAATGAAAAAGGTCGGTATATCCCACTTGCCGCCACCCTCTGCCTCGCGGTTGGGGAGCCGTGTGCCACGCCCGGATTTCGTCGGCTGTTACCTCGCGTCCTCGGGGTGTGGCGGTGCAATGGATAACCAAGTATTTAAGCTCCTTTTTCATTTGTCGGGTAGTTTTGGGATTACTTGTTGTCGCCCGCGCTGGCGGTCACCTTGGCACTCACGATCGCGCCCATAGCCTCGTTTTTGAGGGGCAGGCAGATCGAGTAAGTGCGGAAACTGATAAGGTTTTCCTGCGTGGTCGGGTTGTTCTTCGCCTCCGATGCGTAGGTCTTGACGCTGCCGTTGGCTTTCATCATGCGCGTAGGCGAGAAAGCGATCGACGCCTGCATGTCCGTATCCGCCGGAACAGAACCGTATGCGACCTTTTTCAGCGTGGTAGCGTTGTAGTACGGGCAGTCGTCATACTCGTAGATTTCAAAGCCCAGCACCTTGTTGATCTTTCCGCTCTCGGCGTTATAATACTGGTTGTAGAACTTCTGGTCGTTTTCGAGCAGGTCGGCGACATGGTCGCTGCACAACACGAGGCAACGCCCCGCCTTGGGCACCTTGTTCTTGTCGAACAGCTTTTTGAGGCGCACGATGTCCTTGCGCGTCATAATCTTGCGACCCTCGGACGCCTCGCCGCTCGTGAGGATCACGGGAGTTGCCGTGCTGTTTTCGTTCGGGGCGATCGCGTGAATGGCTCGGGAGTATTTCTTCTCCGAAATAGCCTCCTTGTGGCGTTCGATAACCGTCGCCTTTTTGTCGTAAGAGAGCGAATACAGCTCGTCGTCGGTGATGCGCGTCGGCTTGGTCTGATACTTGTCGAGCGTCACAGCCTTGTCGCCGTCCTCCAGTTCCTCGATCTCCAGCGGGTACGAGGTATTGTTCACCAGTACGGTAGGATCGCCGCCGATATTCACGAAATGGATCACGTCTTTTTCGACATACTGGTCGAACGAGCGGATTTTGCTGTACCAGCCCAGCCCCTCGGGATCGGTGCGGAACGCTTTAATCATAAAGCCCGTCCACGCCTCGGTGTAAAGTCCGGCGCAGGCAGCCCCCGAGGGCATGAAACCGCCGCACAGCCCGGACAGGAAAGAGACGCCGTTCACCGCCAGCACACCGTACACGGGCTGAACCCCGAGCGCGGAGGCTCCGACAGCTCCGGCGGCGCAATTCACGGAAATCGCGCAGATAAAGCCCATAAGGGCAAAAAGAAACTTTTTCATTCTGTTAGAAAGGTTTTGAGTGTTACTTGTCGATCTTGGGGACATAGCCGAACTCGGCTTTGAAAAGTTGCATGAACTTCTCCGGGTTCTCTTTTTCGAGCTTACGGAGCTGCTCGTCGGACATTTCCGAGTATGCCAGCTCGACGCTCGCGCTCGAAGCCGCTCCGCCCGCCGGGTTGATAAGCTGTGTCGGCTTCTGTACCGGGGTCAGCATGGCGATAGTCGATTGCAGGACGTCGAAACCTGCCTTTTTACCCAGCGTGATAAGGTGGTCGCGCTTGTCGGCGGTCGTCTTTCTTGCCTCGATAGCAGCATCGACCGCCGCCTCGATGCGGGAGAGTTCGAGCGTCTCGATACGGGCGACGTCGCCCTGCAACTTGGTGATCGCGTTTACCGCGTCGTCCTCGGTAGCCGTTGCGGGCAACCCGAGGGTCAGTAGGATTTTGTTCATCGAAAAAAGGGTTTGATTGTTACCGTTGTTCTCTTCCGGGGCAGGCTCCGCCGCCGGGGAGTGTGCGTTTTTGAGGAGCGGGACGATCTCGCTGTCCGCGCCCGATGCCAGCCGCAGGATTTTACCGCTCGGCTCGTATAATTGCAGGGCGTCGTCGTTGGAACCGATGTCCGCAATGGAGACCTCGACGAGCTTCGAGCGCACGACCGTTGCACGGGATTGTCCCGGCAACAGGTACTCGGTCGCCGTGCTCAACTCGACGGGCTCCAGCCCCGCCGAACACATGCGGATAAAATCCTCCTCCCACTTGCGGGCGATCTCCGCCGCAAACGGGTCTTTCATGTCGAACACGGGGGTACCCCGCAACTCGTCGCCCTCGACGCGGATATTCTCGACGCGCCCGATCGGAGTGCTCTTGCCGTCGAAACCGCGCGTGTGCATGTAGAGGAGTACCGGGTTGCGCTTGTACTGCGTGAGGTCGATTCCCGGGGTAAGGACACGGGTGCCGTAGCTGTTAAGTCCGCTCGTGTTGATGATAAAGTCTTTTGCCATTCGTCAAAAAATAGGGGACGGCATTTTTCTTTTAAGGGCTCCACCGTCCCCGTCGGTCATACTTCTAAAAAGGGTTTTTGTAGCGGGAGGCGGACTCGAACCGCCGACCTCGAGGGAATGAACCTCGCGAGCTGCCAACTGCTCTATCCCGCGATATTGTTGCGGAGGCAGGAATCGAACCTGCGACCTTGAGGGAATGAACCTCACGAGCTGCCAACTGCTCTACTCCGCGATGTTGAACGATGCAAATTTGCGGGGTTTGCAACGCCCTAACAAAAAGAGTGTAAATAGTTTGCAACCTTTTTTATTTTCACGGGGCAGTCACCGAATTTTGCATCGTGGAAAACTCCCGTTCGGGAGCACGAACCAATTAAACCGCATCTTATGAATGGCAAATAAGGTCTCCGAGGAGAAAAAGGAATTTGCCCGCGTGCTCTACATGTCGGGCGAACAGCAGAACATCATCGCCGAGAAAGTCGGCGTTTCAAAACAGACCATAAACAGGTGGGTGGCAGAGGAAGCGTGGGACAAACGCAGAGCTGCCCAAAGCGTCACACGCCCCGAAATCGTAAACAACCTGCTGCGGGCAATAAGCAACGAGGTTGAAAAGCTCAACGAAGAACGGGATGCCGAGAAAGTAGCCGGAGCCTGTGATAAACTTTCCAAACTGGCGGCGACAATAGAGAAGCTCGACAAAAAGGCGAGCGTCGTCGATGCGATCGAGGTGTTCATCGGTTTCGGCAAGTGGCTACAACACAGGGCGACCAATGACGAGGAACTCACCCCCGAACTGATAAAGGCGATCAATCGGTTTCAAGACCTGTATGTCTCGGAACTTTTAAGCACAAAAGTACAACGGCTATCTATAAAAAGCAAATCAAAGTATAATAACTGATCTTCAGATTTTTATTCATCATATCGGTATTGAAATATCGAGAGAATGTGAATCATTCTGCATAAATAACCGAGAGTTGCGTTTCCAAATCATTACCTCGTTTTGGGATGCCTGCGGTTACATACAACGGTTATTTACAGCCTATTACGTTTATATTCATCTTGTCGGACGACTCTGCCGAAATTATTTTTGTCCAACTTAAAAAAGCAGAGTTTATGCGCAGTACTTTCAAGGTTTTGTTCTACCTCAAACGAACAAAGAATACCCCGCGTGCAGTCTATCCGATTATGGGCCGCATCACGATCAACGGCACGATTTCACAGTTCAGTGCCAAGATCAACGTTCCGGAACAACTGTGGGAGGTTAAAGGCGGCCGAGCCAAAGGCAAAAGCATCGAGTCGGAACGCATCAACCGCCATCTGGACAATATCCGCATCCAGATCGGCAAACACTATCAGTCGATTTGCGATCACGATGCCTACGTCACGGCTGAAAAGGTCAAGAATGCCTGGCTGGGTATGGGCGAACGATACCGGACTCTTGTGGATGTTTTCGAACATTACACGAATGATCTTTTCAAACGTATCGGCGTAGATCGCTCGGAAAGTACCTGGTGGCGCTATCGGGCGGTGCTGGGTCATCTCCGAGCCTTTCTGAAATACGAGTACAACCTCCACGATATTCCGCTGCTCGAATTGGAACAGTCGTTCATCGAGCAATACCACGTCTATTTGAAAACTGTCTGCCATTTGAAGGCGGGCAGCGCATGCCGCTACATAGATTGTTTGAACAACGTGGTGAGAATTTCGTTCAACAACGGTCTTATGCCGCGTAATCCGTTCGCTTCCTACAGTTATTCCGCTCCGAAGGAACCGAGAACTTTTCTCAGCGAGAAGGAACTGCGGATTTTTCAGACGACACGATTGAAGAGTGCCAAACACGAATACCACCGCGACCTGTTTCTCTTTTCCTGTTTTACGGGAATCTGCTACAAAGACATGCGCTATCTGACCTGTGAACAAATCATACCGGACACCAAGGGGCACCTGTGGATACACGGCAACCGTTGCAAGACGGGAGGAGAATATATGGTCAAATTTCTCCCCGCAGCTTTGCGTCTTCTGGAAAAATATCGCGGAACAGCTCCGTCACCGCTTGCATTCGATATGCCGAAACTTAGCAGTATCAATTGCTCCTTGCGTCGTATTACCAAACAGTGCGGTATCTCACGGCACATAACCTTTCATGCAGCGCGTCATACGTTTGCCACGACACTCTGCCTTTCACAGGGTATTCCTTTGTCAACAGTTTCCAAGATGCTGGGACATAAACAGATCACCACGACACAGATCTATGCGCAGACTACGCCGATAATGATCGAGGATGCGATCGATCGTGTCGAATCCCGGCTGGGCGGTAAATTCGCAGTATAGCGTAATCATGGATTAAATCATCCACCGCAAGGAAATTTCATGTAAGTAACAGTGTAAGTTACAAAGAATATCAGTCGGAAGTTGTCACCTTTGCACCGTAACCAACTATCTCGATTATGGATAAAGATGACAAACTCCGCCTTGCGGAAATTCATGCAATGGTCAAGACGATTTCCGTGGACCTTCAATTTTTGAGACGCCACCGCAACGTGCTTTTCGGGACACCGGTTCTGGAGTTCAACGAGGTTTGCTCGGTGCTGCACCTGAGTGCCCGTCAGGTGCAACGCCTTCGTGAGCGCAAAGAACTCGTCGGGTTCAACGTGGGCCGCCGGCGCTTGTACTTTCAGACGGAGATCTATGACTACCTCTCCCGTTTGGAGAGAGAAAACCTCAAACATCCCGAACAGTCAATGGAACAGTGATTATGGAGCGACCGAACAATCCCAATGAAACGAAGTATCTGCTGATCGGGGAAGAGGAGTTCGAACGTCTTCTGCGCAGCTATTACATTCTCGGCAAGGGGCTTCTGGCTTTCGAATATCTCTGCGGTCACAGCGACCGTCCGATGTACCTGTCAGCCGAGGGCGTGTGCGAAGTGCTCGGCATTACGCGCGACGAGTTGGACGAGCACCGCCTGAAACGACAGATCAAGGCGAAAGTTTTCCAGCGGCAGATGATGTACAGCCTCTACGATCTGGTACTCCTCGCCGAACGTCTCGTGCGCCATAAGATCCGGTACAGGCTCTCGAAAGCGCCCCGCTTCGATGCGACGGGCCAACGCCTGTGATTCGCGTTGTATCTCAGCTTGTCAAGACCGGCCGTTTGCGGCCGGTCTTTTTCTCCGATTTCGTAAAAGCGACGAAACGACAGCAGGAAGAAAGGAGGTATAGACAAATACCATATATCCGATCTACCGGCCCGCTTCGAGGGATGCCTTGCGGAACTCTTTGAGCAGCGCCATTAACTCCAATGCGGCTTTGCGAGCCCTCCGTCCGGCGGCCTTGTTGCCTTTGAACCACTGAAGATATGCATCCTTCTGAAATGCTGCGATGCGATCGTTGATCTGTTCGAGTAATTTTTCCATATCAATTTATATTTGGTCGTTATGAAACAAATATAGGCAAAATCGGCTGCTGTCGGAATCTTTGCCCGCTTTTTTATGCATGATACAGGATCGTCCCGGTCGGACGCGGGGCAAGTTAGCGGCAGGCTCACAGCCCCTTATCGCCTTTTCCGCGCACGATCTTCCCTTCTTCGAACGGTATCGCACGCGGAAAAGTCGCACGGGCCGCCTGCCGCAGTTTCCGCCCCGTCGTCCGACCATGCAGGACATTCGGTCTGGCGATACAATAAGAATATTCACCAAATTGTTTCGAACCATGAACATCTATCGGATTTCGGCGGAAGGCTACGCCATGTATCTCTTCCGCGTTGCGGCGCGTACACAAGCTGCCGCCTGTATGAAGCTTGCAGTGCTGCTCGGCATAGCGGCCGAGAACTGTCGCATTATGGAAACACTTCCTCTGAACGATCATGTACGGGAAATCGAATCCTGCCGTACGCGGGTGTCTGCGCGATGATATGCTGGATGGACCAGAAGAGCTTTACACGCTTGACGCTTACTCCCGACTATCGAACTACTTCGGAGATACAGAGGGCACAAGGCTTGTTAGAGGAAGTTCTGCCCACTATTCCCGATGCGGAACTGTTGTACGGCGTTTTCTATAATGAAAATACGGAATACTGCTCGTTCGAACAGAGCCGTATCTGTTTCCGACGCAACGGAATCCTCTTTCGGATCAATAAGCAGTATTTTCCCAAACCGACCTATGCGATCGACATCGACACCTCGAATTTCAAGCACATAGATCTTCATATGCAGGCTCATATCCGGGATAAATATCCGGCACCGCACCGCATCGGTGTCCTTTCCGAGCGTAAGGTCAATATTTGGGTGGACTACCTGACTAAGATATGGCACGACCTGGAACACCTCGATCGAGAACGCAATGCCCATATCTCCGCCCATCGATCGCGGTTGAACAAACTCCCGGATGTCAAGTGGAACAAAGATCGGGACAGAGGATCTATCGAGCGTAACGGTCTCTGCTACAGTTTCCGCTACGAAACGGGCACGATTCAGGAAAAGGTATCGCTCGATTACGGCCCCTGTACGCTCGACGACTTCCTGGCCCTTTCAGATAACCGCTACAGACCGAAATGCTGAACCTTTTTCAAAACGATTCCGAATCGGGAATGATACCCTTTCCGGAATATTTCATACGCAACCTGTATGTCCATCGCTTCCGGCTGTCGAGCCGGAGCGCTGACACGCGCCGCCGGATCGTCCGCTGGCTGTTTCTGCATTTCCACGTCTATGACTACCACCCTGCGGATGCTGAAATTACGGGACGCTACCTTTCGCGGGAACGGTTCCCGCCCCTGCTCTTTATGACGCTGACCGAGGATTTTCGCAAGGACTCCTCGCTGTGTCTGCGGATAATCTCCACCGACTTCTATACGCTCTATCTGGAAGGGAACGTCTATTGTGACGGCCGGTGGCATAACATTCGACTGTAACCTGTTCCCGCCTGAAAGCGGCGGGAACGCAGACCTGTTTTACGATGGCGAATATATGTATCAACCGCTTCTATTGTTCGACGGACAATGAAGCGAACTACGAAAAGATTCTCTACGGCCTCGGCGATCGGTTCGACCTGTACGACCTCGACGGCCGCGATAACTGGATGCGCGGGGAGTTCGACTCGAAATGGTGCTATCCCGAGGAGGCGATCGCAGCGATGATGAAGACGTTGGAGAAGGACCCGACGCTTCATATCGAGATCGTCTCCTGTGAGCCGGGGATGCAATACCTCGAAGCGCATATCTACGACAACGGCATGTGGAATAGCTTTTAATAGGATGAAACGGAATTTTCGAGTAGGTGTACGCTACACATTCGAAGGAGCCTACACCGTTCGGGCGGTTTCCGATAAGGAAGCCGCCCGGCTTGTTTTACGACGATGCGGCCTGACGTGCGGCAACATCCATACGACGCTCGACGAGCTCACGTGTCCGGATTGGGACTTTCCTACGCATCCCGACACACGGATAGGAAACGTCGAACCGATCGAGATGCCGGAGCGGAAGGCTTAAAATTATCAATACGAACTAATCTATGACCAAGTACAGATTTTATGAGGACAGGAAGGTCGCGGTGTGGGAGCGCATCTACTTTTCCATCGAGGCCGCAACGATCGAGAGGGCCGAGGCGCAAGCTGCGGCGATCGCTCACAGGTCCCTTTACGCTGCGGCGTGCGACGACGCTGCGATCGAAATCGAGGAGAGCGAAACGCACTACGAAACGATCCGAGAGATCGCTCCGTCCGAGAACGAGGGTCGTGCTACGGTCCGAATCCACAGTGTAGACGACGACAATTACCGGATGATCGCCGACAACGGTCCGACATCGGAAACGAACGAAACGCTAAATTGAATTAAGACCTATGAAACGATTTGAAAAAATTGCTAAGCGCTATGCGCTTGCGAACAGCTATTTCAAAAACCGGCGGCTTATCTGGCCGGATACGCTTTGCGAAATTCACGATTACCTGCAACAACACGGTGAACTGCCGTTCCGCTACGACGGGGATAACTGGCCCTACGACGCACTGTGCGAGCGGCAGAAGCGACGCGGTGTCCGCCTGTCGCAGTACCTTACGCCCGATGCTACGGCCCGGCAGATCGCCGCCCTTGCCGTGCGGTATTTCGAGAATGACAGCCGTATCATGGACGTCTGCTGCGGTACGGGACAACTCACCCGGGCCTTGATCGCCGCAAGCGTGCATCCCTCGCAGATCGTGGGATTGGAAGTCGACCGGGAGCTGGCGGACTTTTACGCACGCCTGTATCCTGTGACGCAAACGCTGATCGGGCCATATCGGGACATCGATTTCCGCTGCGAGAACGTCGTTGCCAACCCTCCCTTCGAAACGACGGAGGTCGTCGATTTCCTTTTGTGGCTTGCGAAGGTACAACAGCCGGGCGACCGGAGTGTGTTGCTGCTTCCGCACGGTTTCATCGACAAACAGCGCCCCAAGGGCATACAGGAAACGCTGCGGCAATTCGAGGTTCTGTACCGTACACCTATGCAGGAACGGTTCGCGCGGACAAATGTCGCAGCCGAAATAGTTGTTCTGGCGCGACGATAGCATCCATTGCGAAACATTCCGGCAGGCCGCTCGCTCCCGGTTCTGCATTTCAGGTCGGGATCGGGAGCGGTTGCGGTATTGCCGTTTCCGCGATTTTTCGTACTTTTACAGAGTATTGGCATTGTTCGATGATGTAAGCAAGACGCCTATGACGACTCTTCGCTGCGTGGTGGAACGCATCACCTATCAGAATCCCGAAAACGGGTATTCGGTATTGAAAGTCAAAGTAAAGGGCTACGATGATCTGGTTACGCTCGTGGGCAACCTGCTGGAAGTTCCCGTGGGGAGTGTCCTGCTGTGCCGGGGCGAGTGGAAAGTGGACAAGCGTTACGGCAGCCAGTTCGTTGCCGCAACGTGGGAGGAGACGATGCCCGCCACGGTTTACGGCATCGAGAAATACCTCGGCAGCGGACTGGTGAAAGGCATCGGTCCCCGTTTCGCCCGTGCGATCGTCCAGCGATTCGGTGCGGCGACGATCGAAGTGATCGAAACCGACATCGAACGGCTCTACGAGGTGCCGCAGATCGGCCGCAAGCGCGTGGAGAAGATTCGCGAGAGCTGGGAGCGGCAGAAGGAGATCAAGAACGTGATGCTGTTTCTCCAAAGCTACGGCGTAAGCACGGCCTATGCCGCCAAGATCTACCGAGAGTACGGCTCGGAGAGTATCGACAAGGTTCGGGAGAATCCTTACCGCCTCGCCGACGACATCTGGGGCATCGGCTTCAAGACCGCCGACGGCATCGCCGGCAAGATGGGCTACGGGAAGAACGATGCCCGCCGGTGCCGGAGCGGAATCCTATACACGCTCGGCCAACTCTCGGACGAGGGACACGTCTATGCCGAACGGGAACAACTCGTGCAAGCGGCCTGCGCACTGCTCGAAGCCGACGCGGCACCCGTCTGCGAAGCGTTGGAGCGGATGATCCTCTCCGAGGAGTTGATAACGGAGCGGGAGGCGATCTACCTGCCGGCGTTCTATCATGCGGAGTGCGGCGCGGCACGGCGGCTGAAAGAGCTCGCGGAGAGTGCGGGCCGCACGTTGTTCACTACGGAGCTTGACCACGGCGTTCTTACCGCAGAAACGGGCATCGACTACGACGACGTGCAGCTCGCCGCGATCCGGCAGGCCGTGACCTCCAAGGTCATGGTGCTCACGGGCGGCCCCGGCACGGGTAAGACGACCACTACGCAGGGCATCATCACGGCGTTAAAGAAGGCGGGGCTGCGCGTTCTGCTGGCGGCGCCTACGGGACGTGCGGCCAAACGCATGAGCGAAGCGACGGGTATGGATGCCAAGACCATCCACCGGCTGCTGGAATACAATCCGCAAGACGGCTATAAGCGTGGCGACGAAAATCCGCTGGACGGCGACGCCCTGATCGTGGACGAATGCTCGATGATCGACATCCTGCTGATGAACAACCTGATGAAAGCCGTTCCGGTGACGATGCGTCTGGTGCTCGTGGGCGACATCGACCAGCTGCCGAGCGTCGGTGCGGGCAATGTCCTGCGCGACATCATCGACTCGCAGAAGATTCCCGTCGTGCGCTTGACGCGAATCTTCCGGCAGGCACAGAAGAGCCGGATCGTGATGAGCGCCCACGCCATCAATCAGGGCCGTTTCCCCGATACGAGCAACGGTCGCAATACGGATTTCTTCTTTATGAAGGAGGAAGACCCCGAACGGGTGGCAGCCACGGTCGTTCGGCTGGTGAAGGAGCGCCTGCCGCGTGCCTATGGACAACGGCCGGACAAGATTCAGGTTCTCACGCCGATGCAGCGGGGCATCGTGGGTGCCGCCAATCTGAACCTGTCGTTGCAGGAGGCCCTGAACCCTTCGGGGCCGAGCCTGAATCGCGGAGGCTATACCTACCGTCAGGCAGACCGGGTGATGCAGGTGCGCAACAACTACGATAAGGAGGTTTTCAACGGTGACCTGGGGTATGTCGAGAGCGTGAATACGGAAGACCGGACGCTGACGGTGGATTTCGACGGCCGCAGCGTGGAGTACGACGTAACGGAGCTCGACGAGCTGACGCTGGCCTACGCCACGACGATCCACAAGGCGCAGGGATCGGAGTATCCGATCGTGGTCCTGCCGGTGCTGATGACCCATTACGTGATGCTCCAGCGCAACCTGATCTACACGGGTATCACACGGGCCAAGAAGATCTGCGTTCTAATCGGCGCGACGAAAGCCCTTGCCTGCGCCATCAGGAATCAGGCCGTGCTGAAACGCAATACCAAACTCAAGGAGCGGCTGAACCCCGCCTTGAACACGTGATCCGGGCGATCGCCTTTCGCCGACGGATCGGATCACTTACCGCAGCAGATGCCGCAGGGCTTCGAGGGGATGATACAGCAGCATCCGGGGTCCGGCATAGCGCATCACAGCCCGAATCTTTTCCCGCTGTGCCGGAGCGTAGCAATGAACCGCGCACTGTTTGCAGGAGCCTTTGAGAGGGCCGTAGCGGCAGGTTTCCAACCGCCGGCAGGCGTAGGACAACAGGCTGCGGCACGCCTCGCACAGCTCCGCGTTGTGCTCCTTGCGACGGCAATAGAGGCGTATCATCCGCTCTACCGTCCGTTTTTCCCGTTCGATGCGATCCATCCTATTTCGCCTTTACGGTCAGCAGCTCCCGCCAATGATCGGGGAACATCTACAGTGTTGGATATTTCTCGATATTTCAACTAAAAATAGGTTAATATGCACTATTCTGTTGAGTTTATATCAAATAGAGGTACTGCTATTTGTTGTTTTAGGTTGTACCCTTCTTCCTTTAAATAGTGTTCAGGACGAATTAAGTCATATATCGAGAGATTCTCAAGAACTCCGAAATGTCTGACTAACTCCGCCATTTTAGGATAATACAATGAGTTGTAATAAAGCATTGCTAATTCAGACGATGACATTTGTGCCTGTACGAATTGAGCGTAGTTTTTGCATTGTTCTTGAATCCGTCGTTTCTGTTGACGATCCGTTGTCGCATCAAGACTTTTTAGCTCATATTGACGGATATATTTTAATATATGATAGAGATGCCGGAAATAATGTCCGATTGCGTTTTGGTATTTACGAAATAAAAAATAGTAAAGGGTAGTAAATAAATGTTTCCCTTTTCTATTATGTGCTTGTATCCATTGTGTCTGTTCGATCCTGAACACTGAATTCGTAAGTTGTCTGCGAACTGAACGTTTTACTTTGGCAATTTCTTTTTCTGCTCGATTATCTCCTTCGTATTCAGGTTGATAACGTTCTTGTATTTGTTCAATACTCATTTCCCATTTGCTTCTTCCCTCATCGTATTTCCCCTCATACGAATCTGCCGTTATACTATCTTCAATCAGTCTGAGCTCTCTCCATAAACAGGTGAATACTGCCCTGCTTTTTGCATTTATATAGGTTACCTCACAATTATCTGTAAGATCATAGAATTTATCTTGGATATCATCGAGAATTTTTTGTTGTACTTGTAGCAGGTTAAAAAAAGTGGTTTCAAAGCGTTCTTGCAGCATTGCCGCATGTTGAAAATCAATATCTTGATTTTGGATACGCATAGTTTCTCGCTGGGCCTTAAATGTTTCGACAAGTAATAGAAATCCGGACAACGAAAATAAACTGCCGACAAAACCTCCAATAAAATCTCCGAACGCACTAAACAGATCGGCATCACGTACTCCCGAGCCGTCATTAAAAGGAAGTGCAAATATGAAATATCCAATAAGACATACTCCTAACATAATTATGGATATTGCAATAATGACCATCCAGGATTTACTTCTCTTTTTTTTACTCATATTCAATTTAATTTATCTCAAAAATAATTTGAATATTCATCAAATACAAGTTCTTTCGAATAAATACCACTTCCGGTTGCCTGCGGGGAAGCTCGGCACGCGCACGGCCGCTATCGCGCCCTCGTCGGCTGCGGACGGGAAAATCATCCTCGGCGTCGGCACACCTCCGCCTTGCGGTATTTTCCCGTCGCTGCGCCGCCGTCGCGCACCGGTGTTCTTCCCGAGGCAACCGGTACGTCCGGGATAATACAGATCGTCTGCCCGACAGATTCGGAGGCGGTCGAGGTTGTTCCGCGACGCTCCGGTCTTCGCTTTTCATTTACGAATCTCTAAACCGATAACGAACCATGACACATGATCCGACGAAGGGCTGTTATACCCTCGACACGTTACGGGCATTGAATCCGCTTTACGACCACGAACACGGCCTGACACAGCAGGACGTCGAAGCGGTCAATGCCATGAAGAAATACATCGAATCGACACGCAGCGCCGACAGGCCGCATTGCGGCGATCGGGTGCGATACGTTTCCCGCCACGGCGACTATGCCGGCAGTGCATTGATCGCCTACGACAGAAACGATATGCTCACCGTCTGTATCTATCCTTACGATCCCTTCGCCTCGCGGACGAAAGACGGCGTACAGTGCTGTAGCAGCGGAGGCCCCTTTACCCATGTCGCGGCTGCCGCATTTCGCTATGAAGGTCCCCGGCGGGGTTCTTTCAAAATCTGGGGTCACGACGGACCTTGCGGCAACGGGTCGATCTGCTTCGAAGCCGAAGTCGCGGGATGGAGCTACCGTGAACCCGATCCGCTCTATGGCGACTTTACGACCGAGGCGTGGCGCCGGCTCTATGTCTATCGGATCGAACGGCCGTGCGGCAGCGATCTTTACCGCACGAACGGCCGGGAGATCGGCGACGAAGCAGCGTTCCAGACGTTCCTGCACGACTACAAAGCTACCGTATTTCCGGGACGTTCGCCCCGGCAGCTGGTCGTCTGGTGCTACCGCCCTGCGGAGAGACCTCTGTCGCAGGAGCAGTGGGATGCGCTCGACGCGCCGATCTCCAATTGCCATATCTACAACGTCCCGCAACCCGTGAAGATTCTCTACGACGATCTTCGGCACGAACGGATCGTCTGTTACGTTCCGCCCACACTCCATATCCATTAAATCCCGATACCACTATGAATGATGACACACTGATCGTTACCGAAACCGAGGGCGATACGTTCGACTTGCAGCTCTCGGAGTCTTCGACGCCCGAAACCTTTCGACGCCGGGCCGCTTCGCTGACGGGAAGCGGCCTTTCCGAATCCGAAGCGCGGCATGTCGTTGCGACGACGCCCGTTCCGATGGAGCTTTTCTGCGACTCCGAGCGCGGAATCTTCGCTGTCGAAGCCGAACCGCTCGCCTACAGCCCGCTGTTCAATCCCTACACGGGAGAGGAAATTCCGAACGAGAACCTCCGAACGGAGGATGCGAAACTTTCCGACAGCCGAACCGCGACGGAAAGAGATAAGATACTGGAACGATACGAGGCGATCGACCGAATACACCGCCGACGCCCCGTCGATCTGATGACAGGAATCGTTTCCGAAATGACGGGCCAAAGCCTCGATTCGGGCAACGAATATCCGGCATCGGACGAACGCCAGGATAAATGCTATGTCACAGCTTTCCAGATAAAACATGCTGTGTTGTATGCCTGTCTGTCGTACGACTACGGAGGGGATCGCTGCGTGCCGGTGCGGGACCTCGAAGTCGGACAGCTTTTCGAGGTCTTGCGGATGATGCTGCAAGACCTCTGAATATCATTCCGCCCCGTTTGCCCCGTAATCAGCGACGATTACGGGGCGCATTTGTTTTACCATAAAATTTACCGATTATGAGCCACGAAATCATCAAAAACATCTTCGTCACCGCCGACCGGCGCGTGATCGTCTGCCATGCGTCCAGCAATATCCAACCGCAGATCTTTCATGAGGAGGAATACGAACCCCTGACCGAACTGTTGCGCAAGGAAGGCTACGAACGCCTTGAGGAGGAAATCCTCTATCTCTTTTTTCTGGGGGTCTGGCAGAACGATCTGCGGCACGGCCGTGCCGTCGCCCGCGCTATCGAGCAGGAGCGGATGGATGTTTACGAACTCTGGAAACGATGCGATCGGGACGTATCGTTCCGACGGGAGTTTATCAGACATTTGGCCACCTATCTCGAACCTTTGACGGTCAAATTGCCGAACCTATAAAACCTCGATACGACTATGCAAGTGAAATTATTGCGTCAGGCCGCAGGTCGGGATGACCGGATCGTCGCGGCCTATGAAGATGTGACCTTCCTGAACGAACACGTCGGATGGTACCCCATTATAAAAGACCGGTTCCGTAAGGCGAACGATATAGTTGTCGTCGTACTGCGTGTCGGCGACGTTTGTTTCGAAGCCGGAAGTATGTTTCGCAGAGGAATGCTCCGCAAGGAATATATCGAAGCGCGGACTGCGGAAGCTCGCAACCTGCGAGCTGCCGTGCAACGCCGTATGGCGAGCCGCCAGTGGATTCCGTCGTCTTACGTGGCAGCCTACGAAGCGCTGGGTTGGGATGCCCGGCCGTTGAAGGGGCATCGCGCCCGTATGCGCGAACTGTACGCTGCGGAAGACCGAAGACGGGAACAAGTGCGGATCGAACGGGAAAATGACGACAGCGGCAAGAGGAAGCGCGGCTGAGAACGTCATTGAAACGGGCCGAGGCTGCTTTTCGGGAGGGAGGATTCGTCGAAACGGAACTCTTTATTGCCTTGTGCGGCAAATATGGGATCAATATCCATCCCCGGACGCTCGGCATGCTGCAAAGACGGATTGCCGATTTATCCCGAACGCAGATCCATTGCAAAGGCGTGAGCCGAGGTTTCCGTACCCCGTCGTTGCGCGGATGCCGCGAATTGATCGATCGCTTGGCGGAAAAACTAAAATAAACCCATAGCGAAAAAGTAAATTTGGGCAAAGCGTAGCGAATTAGCTGATAGAGCGTTCGTTACGCTTTG